AACTTCCGAAGAAATGATACAACTGCTTCAAGATACGTTCGGTGACGAGGCTTTTGAGAAGACTGAGGATGAGAAGTAACTCCGTACGTGTTAGGTCCGTTATATGTCATGCACACAGCTTCATCTTCAATAAATCCGAGAATAGATTTATACATTGATATTTAAACGTTTCTATGCTTTAGTTGCATTTAAATGAACTTAAGTCGTGACGTAAATATGTAATATTTAAGTAAATATGTTCGCACTCAGACAACCCACCTTTCGACCCACTCCCTTCCGCTTCAAGCCTAAGGTTAAAAAATCCGCAGCCAAGAGTTACTACGCACTCGATTATAGCAACAGTACAGTACTCGAAAAAGTTTCTAATCACGATCTTTTTCATGTCATAGCATTTCATAAAGCTGGACATGAAGAAGGAATTTATTCTATTACGGATACAGATACAGATGATATCCCCCGACACTTTATCGTAGCGTTCGTAACATTTGACGACGCGTATAGGTACAAAACGCTCTTAGAAGCTGATATGGATTCTTATTCACCTTATATTCAATATGCATCAAGATTTGAACTCGACCACGCGTGTAGTGTTGGTGGATACCATTGCAGAGTCGTAAATAAAGGGGCGCTCATTACTCCGCCCATGAGAACTGTAAAACTAACAGATTGGGAAATTCGTCAGTCTCTCCTAGATGGCAATTGGACTGTTGCACCTAAACCGGGGAATCGTCATGAATAACAATAGATTCCAAACTATTGGAACGACTCATGATAGGAGAAAGTCCACTAATGACGGGATTTCTTTTCTGTGCACATGAATGACGTTCCATGGAAGCAACAGTGTTAAATGTGGACCAACATATATTACAACGAACAGTACCGTATCCCCTGTTAATGCAAGTGTTAATTTGTTCCGTTGAATGGTATCCCATGTGGTTTATCAAACCCTGCATATCGGAGAATACAGAGCCACATAATTCACACGAACAGTCGAAGGGATGCGTGTATGCATCTGGTAGTCTCTTATAACGTTTTTTAAATAAAAAGTCTAAACACAGATACTTCCCTGATATAATATTAAATGTGTTTTTCTGTAAATTGATAATCGGGATACATGTATCGTAATTTTTGTTTTTGAAACATAAATACGGTTATCTTCTCGTACACAGACATTGTTTCTGTCTTGAAACGAACAGTCCGCGCATCATGATCGACGCGAATTTCCATACCGTATGCACTAGGGTATTCTGGGGCGTCATCAGGTAATATGTCGTATAAATGTCTTTTTGCGCGTTTATCGTCGAATAGTAGATCCTCTGAAAGACTATTAGTGGATTGTGGTCGTATATGATTTTGTAAAAGGGTTATGCGCCTTAACGCTGGACCAATGCGTATTGGGTTCATCTTACATATTTAATGCGAGTACTTTTTATACCACTTTAAGATTCATGTTACGAGGTTTGTAGATTTTCTTCGCCATCCACGTCATGAAAACACCGACTTCCATGATAAGAAGTGCGTGGTGAAACATGACCACCCTCTTAGCTCGGTCAGTTTTCGGGCTAAAGTCACCGTATCCAACCGTACTCATCGTTGTAAATGCGAAGTACCATGGATCGGTGGAAGATTCCGTAAATCCAAACTCTTCTGGGTCGAACATATTCGCATATATGAATCCGAATATAAGTGTCGTAAATATCATTAATAAGGCAACGAGTATACCATCCATTTGTTATATGCAGACATTTAAAGTTATCCCGCGTACACTAACAAAGATGGAATCCAAGCTACTTATCAAACGCCTTTCACCCGACGCGATTATTCCTGAGCGATCTGGATCAAGTGCCTCTGTTGGATACGACCTTTACAGTATCGTCGATGTTGAAATTCCCGTTCTAGCTAGGGGTATAGTGAGTACTGGAATCGCTGCGACGGTTCCCATCGGCTGCTACGGTCGCATCGCTCCTCGCTCTGGTCTCGCTGTTAAGAACGGTATTCAAACTGGTGCTGGTGTTATTGACCCTGATTATACAGGTGAACTCAAGGTGATCCTGTTTAATCATGGGCATGAAACGTTTCATATTAAACCTGGGGATAAGATCGCCCAGCTTATAGTAGAGAGGTGTGAAACCCCTGTAATCGAGATTGTAGACGAAATCGCATCCACTGAACGTGGTGAACGCGGTTTTGGTTCTTCTGGTTAAACATAAATAAAAAACTTAACACAGGTATTTAGTTAGCAAACGCAACGCCGGCCATACCGTCTTTTATCTTTAAAATATTGTAGTTCACTGAATACGCGCGAACGATGCTTCCGTTCCTGACCCCCGTACCAGTGAGGTTCAACTTTGCATTATCAATCCTACTGAAATTTAACGACCCTGAAGGCTGAGAGGCATTCAATTTTAAGCAGAAAGGCCACGTGAACGTAGACACGGTGCTGAGAGTCGACGAAGGGAGGGATGTGCAGTGCATCTCCGGAACGACGTTGTGATGGTAAACGGGGGACATTTCTTCGAAGAGGGTAGTACCGTTAATATAGAGAGAAGCCCGATCGAACGTGAAGTTAGTATCCCATTGACTGTTATCAGCCTCGGAAGAGACGACGTGGATAGCCTTGGAGGGGTGGTTGAAGTACGTGAGATCGACGTCAACATCATCCGCAGACATGGGTTGAAACTGTGTCTGGGTGATGAGGATCTCATGCTCATGCTCGACGACCATCTGACGCTCCTCGGAGTCGAGGTACACGTACGTCCCGTAGACCTTGGGGGTGGACTCCGGGGTAAATCCGGAGCGGCACTTAATACGTAATTCGACCTGATGGAACTGGAGTGCGGTGAGAGGAAGAGATTTAGTCCAATCCTCGGAGAAAAAGAAAGGGATGATATAATGATCGGCACCCGTACTAGTTCCCTTGGCGTTTTCAGAAACCTCATCAAGAGTCACGGCGCAAGTGGCCTTGGCGCCATCCTGCTTGTAGAGTAAATTGTGGACACCCTGAACGAAAAGAGCGTCGAGACGGCACACTTCTTGACCACCAATCCAAAGAGAAAACTCGGTTGTGCTGGTGACACCGCTGCTAAAGAAACCGGAGTTGTTCGTACCACCTTGACCTATGTTTGTGGCCTCAACCCAGACGTAACTTAACAGGTCACCCTTAGTGCGCAGAGGAACCACGACTTCATTACCAGCGGCAAAGGTTCCCACGTAATCGAGACGTTCCGGCTTGAGCGCAAAATTGGTATGTCTCTTATAATTTTGGTGGAAAAATGAAACTTGAGGCGTGCCAGTGATGAAGACATCCTGGGCACCCTTAGACACGAGGTCAATCAAAGCAGCTGACATTTTACTAATATATGATATTAAAAATTTAGCTCTATAACGAAGTATGGTACAATTTCAAGTCCTGACATGGGATGCACGTGACGAAGATGAGCAGCATTTAATCAGGATGTTTGGAAGGACTCAAGATGGTCACTCCGTCTGTGTGACGACGCCGTTTAAACCATACTTTTTCATGAAGCTTCCTGATACACTCGACACTACGAAAGTGATCGATTACGTTAAAGACACATGTCCGGATATTGTAAACTGTGGATCCCTGAGGTCTAAAGATATAGAAGGGTTTCAGAATGGGGAATCCAGAACGTTTATACAGATAACATGCAAAGATCTTCAATCGCGACGATTTATAAGTAGTAAGTTGAGGAGAACAACTCATGCATCACTTAAAAAATTAGAACGGGAACGGAAAGAAATAGATCACAAACTATTACTAACTGAGTCATCTGTAGAAAAACAGAACGATGAAGCGGCAAAAAATCGGGCTGTACACGAGGTGGCGGTGCTGAGAAAAACCCTGGAAAAACTAGACACCGATATTGATAGAACATTGCACGTAAGTCAGTTACGATTATACGAAGCGAATCTAGATCCTGTTCTGAGATTCATGCACAGATCTAATATCCAATCTACGGGCTGGGTGGATACGGGTGATGGTTGTGAGCGTGCCGACTTTGCAAATGTGGATATTGATTTGTACTGTAAGTCCTGGAAAGACCTGAAACCTGTAGATAAACCCGAATCTGCACCCTTTGTGATAGCGTCGGTTGATATCGAATGTTATAGTTCGACTGGAAAGTTTCCAAGCCCTAACGTGCGGGACGATGCATGTTTTCAAATTGCTATATCACTCATGCGTTTTGGTGAAACTGAACCGTATGAGAAAACGTGTTTGTGTTACAAAGAAACTGATAAAAACCTCGGAGATGATTCGATTATTGAATGGTATCCCACTGAAAAGGATATGTTGATTCGATTTTCAAATTATCTCAACGAAAAGGGTGTAGATGTTATCACTGGCTGGAATATATTTGGTTTTGATCTTGAGTATATTATCGAGCGCGGGCATTTGATGTCCTGCCCTCTATCTTTCTTCAAAATGAGTAAACTGAAAACGCATGTATGTGACCTCGTACGTAAAAAGCTTTCCTCGAGTGCTCTCGGGGATAACGAGTTGAAGCTCGTCCCTATGCCCGGTATATTTATCTTTGATCTATTTCACGAAGTAAAGCGCGAATATAAACTGGATTCGTATAAACTGGACAATGTATCGAAATTGTATCTCGGAGATAACAAGATTGATATGGCTCCAAAAGAGATGTTCCGTCGATACGAGGAAGAAGATCCGGTGAAGCTTCGAGAGGTTGCGGAGTATTGTATAAAGGATACACTCCTCCCACATCGCCTTATTTCAAAGCTGTGTACGTTCATTAATCTTCTAGAGATGG